TGCGAAGTATCCGATAGGCTACTCACTGAAAAAGTATGTAGACTGTATGGGTATCAGACAGCTAAGATCAATGGAAAGATAGTTCAGATTGCTAACTACTATAAGGATAATACTTTAGTAGGTCAACATCTACGGGGTCCCGATAAGCAGTTTGCTTGGAAGGGATCAGCCAAGGGTGTTGAATTGTTTGGTCAGAATCTATGGAAGTCTACAGGTGGTAAACGCCTCATAATTACCGAAGGGGAGATTGATTGCATGACCGTCAATCAATCACTCGGTGGTACATGGGCTGTGGTATCGTTGCCTAATGGTGCGACATCAGCAGTAAAAGCTATTAAGGATAACCTTGAGTTTATCAATGGTTATCCTGAGGTTATACTATGCTTTGATATGGATACAGCAGGACAAGATGCAGCTAAGGCTGTTGCTGACATCCTGTCTAGTGGACGTTGTAAGATTGCTAAGCTGCCGTACAAGGATGCCAATGAATGCTTGATGAACAATCAATCCAAAGCATTGGTCAATGCCTTATGGGAAGCACAAGCTTACTCACCCGATGAAATTCTCCACGTCAGTAAGATTGCAAATGACTCACAAGATATGGAAGATGTAAAGGTTTATCCCTTTCCCTACGATAAGCTCAGTGAGTTCCTCATTGGTCAGCGTAGTGGTGAGATCACCCTATGGGCATCTGGCACAGGCTCTGGTAAGTCTACGATCTTAAGAGAACTCATCATCAATCATCTTGTTGATGGTCGCAGTGTTGGTTGTATTATGCTTGAGGAATCCCCTCAGGAAACAATGGATGATCTTATATCGCTGTTGTTAAACAAACCAGTACGGGCTATTAGAGCTTCACGTATGATGAATGCTTTACAAGTAAAGATGGGTCGCAATACTATCAATGTGAATATGCTTGATGACCTGAGTGAGGATGAGTATGCAGAGGCACGTACTAGATTGTGTCAAACAAATCTGTACATCTATGATCATCTCGGTAACAATGCTATGACTAACTTGCTTGCTCGGATGGAGTTCATGGCTACATCACTTAAGGTTGATGTCATTGTTCTTGATCATATTACAGCAGCAGCAGCTGGTCTTATGGGTGTTAACGATAAAGATATTGAGGGTGGTGGATCAGAACGTATCATCATAGATACACTGATGAAGGAACTACGATCAATGTCTGTTCGTACAGGTGTGCATGTTGACATTGTGTCACAACTTAAGAAGACTGATAAGGCATACGAAGAAGGTAGCCGTGTCACCTTACAGGATCTACGTGGGTCTGGTGCATTGTCCTCAGTACCTAACACAGTGATTGGTCTTGAGAGAGATCGACAGAATCCTGATGAACGTACATCTAATACAACCATTGTACGAGTACTGAAGAATCGACTGACTGGTCGGGCAGGCATTGCTACGGCATTGTACTATGACCGCAAGTCAGGTCGGCTACAGGAGATCGGCTTTGCTGTAGATGACACAGGCACGGTAGCCTTTAACCCAGTGGAAGGAATACAATGAAGACATGCATACTAGATATCGAAGGCAATGCCCTCAGTGAAGTCTATGTCGAGAAGAAGGGTACTGCTCTTAAGGAATGCACTAAGATATGGTGCGTAGCTACGAAGGACACTGATGCTGCAACTCCTAAACTATGGAAGCAGGATCAACTACAAGATCTGTTGGTATACCTATCAAAGTTTGATATCCTTGTTGGACACAACATCTATGGGTACGATCTACCTGTACTGATGCGTCTGCTTGGTCTTAATCATCCCCGCTGCATCGTCGATACCCTTGTGGTATCACGGCTTATGTTCCCTGATCGGAACGAGCATCCCTTTGGTGGCAACTCATTGGACAACTGGGGTACTCACCTCAAGTATCCTAAGACTGTTTACAAGGGTGGTTGGGCTGTGTACTCAGATGACATGGGAAAGTATTGTCTTAATGACGTACTGTTAGGTGAGAAGATATACAAGTATCAATTACCATTCATTATCACTAACAAGGGATTAGTTCGCTTTGAGCACAGTGTTACACGTGTCTGCCAACAACAAGTGGAGAATGGCTTTGGCTATGATCTTGTTGGTGGTGATGCATTGTACAGGTCTTTGTTATTAGAGAAGCTTGATATCGAAGACAACATGCGTGTCATATTTCCCGACAAGATTCTTGGACGGGTATCTGAGAAGACAGGTAAACGTCTCAAGGATAAGATAGAAGTATTTAATCCTGGTTCTAGACTACAGATTGCATCTCGCCTCAACGAGAAGTATGGATGGGTAGCACCTGAGACAGAGAAGGGTAACCCCAAGGTAGACGAAGAGGTATTGTCAGAACTTAAGTTTGAGGAAGCAACTACTCTAGTCAAATACTTTGACATTACTAAGCTGATCAGTCAGATAGAAGATTGGAATCTACGTGCTGCCTACTCTAGGGATGGTCGTATTCATGGTGGTATCAACCCACAAGGTGCTGCTACAGGCAGGTGTACTCACAGTCAACCCAACATAGCTCAAGTCTCAAGTGACTCTAGGGTTCGTTCTCTATGGTGTCCTGCTCTCATTGGCTATACTCAAGTAGGTGCAGATCTCAAGGGATTGGAGCTGCGAATGCTTGCTCACTATATGAGTAAGTATGACTCAGGTAAGTATGCTGAGATCTTAGTTGATGGTGATATACATACACACAATCAAACAGCTGCAGGTCTACAATCGAGAGACTTAGCCAAGTCTTTTATCTATGCTTATCTATATGGTGCAAGTAATCCTAAGCTGAGCAAGGTTCTTAATTGTACCGTTACTAATGCTGAGAAGTTACGCAAACGGTTTCAGAAAGAGATTCCTGCTTTAGGTAAGGTACAAGAAGAAGTCAGGTTTCAATTCCTAAAGGATAAGTCTGTCATCTTACCTGATGGTAGACGTATACCAGTACGGAAAGAATATGCTGCACTCAATACTTTGCTGCAAGGAGCAGGTGCTATTGTCAGTAAATTATGGATGTTAAAAGCAAGTGAAGCTTTACAGAAGATGTTTGGTAATGATGTTTACCAAATGGCATATGTGCATGACGAGCTTCAGTATGCTGTACCAATAGAGCATGCTGATGCTGTTGGTAATATCTTAAAGCTTGCTGCTATTGATGCAGGTAAAGAACTGAGATTAAACATTCAAGTAGATGCAGATTATACTGTTGGTAATACATGGTCGGACACACACTAAGGAATAATAATATGACTGAAAGATTAGATTTATATATAGCAGGACCTATGCGAGGATATCCTCAGCATAACTTTCCCGCATTTCATACAGCTGCTAGAAAATGGGGGGGTAATCCAGCTATCGGAACTGTTTATAATCCTGCTCAGATGGATGAAGATGATGGGTTTGTTGGAACAAGTATATCTCTTGATGGAAAAGATCACTTGAAAGCATGTATGCAAAGAGACCTCATGGCTATACTAAAGTCAAATGCTATGGTTATGTTGCACGGTTGGGAGAAATCAGATGGAGCTAGGGTAGAGCATGCCCTTGCTGTCTATTTGGGATTGGTAATCTTCTATGAAAGCTGAAGTAAGGATATGTTTTTACAACTCAATCAGATTACAAGGCTGGCGTAAATATGTTATTGGTTTAATGCAATGGACTAAGCATACTCATGTACATCTTGAGTTAAGGTTTAATGCATATAAACTAATATTAATTACTGTTGATGGATCAAAACCAAGGGTCGTAAGGTTGGGGCTAAACAAGAAATTATTTGGTGTTGATCCTTATGCTCAGATATCCATGGGTATTATAAACCTAAGAGAAGATGCCTTTGAGTGGGTCTTAGCTTATCCTGAGACACATCACTGGGCTTTGATATGGTATCAAATCCTTAGATATTTTAATAAAGAAGATAAGATTAACATCCCACCCACATGCACAACATTCGTTATAGATTTTCTTAATGTACATCATAAGAATTTCCCAAGACTTTTTTCACCTAAACAATTATGGAGGTATCTTTATGATGGTAGTTATGATTGGAGGTAAGGCACGTGTTGGTAAAACAACTGTGGCTAATTGGTTTAATAAATACTTATATGAAAAAGGATATTCACCTGTCAATCTTTCTTTTGCTGAGATACTGAAGAAGGAAGTTGAACTTACTGGACTAACCAAGGAAAAGAATCCTGAAGAATATAGGATTGCTTGTCAACTACTTGGCTCTAGTAAGCGTAAAGAAGATCCTGATTACTGGGTAAAGAAGTTTGCTGAGAGATTAGCTACTATTAAATCACAGGATACTGATAACTTAGAAGTCAACCCTAAGCAGTGGCATGAGAAGTGTGTTATTGTAGATGACTGCAGGTATTTAAATGAGGTTGGTTATGGTCGTAAGATTGGTGCACTAGAAGTTTTTGTTGCACACGGTACACGAAAGTTAATTGACCATACTGGTGAGTGGCGAAACCATGAGTCAGAAGATATGGCAAACAAAATAGAAGAAGGTAATGTAGATTATCAAGAAATGTTTCACTACAGAGTATTAAATAATGACACTGAAGTTAAATTTAAAACAAAATTAAATGAACTGTTTGATGATTGGCTTGAGTATTTACAAGATGACGACAAGTATCTATGTACTTGTGTTGCTTGTGTAGCACAACGAAATGACATAGCAATCTCAAGTGATGCTATAGAAAATATAATTAAAGCTTTACATAAAGAGCTTAGAGAGGATGATGATGACAACGATGATGACGATAGAGAAGATGCCTGAGGTAGCTGTGCTAGATGGAGACATCATAGCCTATAAGGCTGCCTTCTGGGCAGAGACAGAGGGGGTTGACGAGCTTGAGAATCGTATCATACATGATATCAAAGCTTGGACACCTAAGGGTGTGGACAAGGTGTATGTAGCTGTGTCTTGCCCTAGGTCTGATAACTATAGACGTAAGATATGGGAAGCATACAAGCGACACAGGGATGACGGCAGTCGTAAGGTACCTGAGTGCTTAGGCTTGGCAATCGAACTTGTAACTAAGACTAACAAGTTGGATATCCCTACCTTGGAAGCTGATGACATTATGGGTATGATGTCTAGTGGGTTTAAGGCTGTCGCTGTAACCATAGACAAGGATCTCCGATCAGTAAGGGGATGGCATTGGAACCCCGACAAGGAAGAAGCACCTGTGTTGTTAGACGCTCAGACAGCTGAGTATAACTTCCATAAGCAATGGCTTATGGGGGATACGACCGATAACATTCCTGGAGTATGGAAGTGTGGACCTGTAAAAGCAAGTAAGATACTGGACTCAGTTCAACCCCAGTACTGGACTGAAGCTGTCTTAGCCACCTATGACAAATCTGTGGATGCTTATGGGTGTATTTATGGGTATGAATACGCTGTTAAAATGGCACAATGTGTGCGTATTCTCCGTAGTGGAGAGTATAATAAAGATACGAAACAACCAATTCTATGGAAACCTTACTAATAGTTGGGGCTATAGAATACAACCAAAGGGATACTGATGATAAATAATAGTTATACTGCGGATACAAATACGTTTGGTTCACCAACAACACATGAAATTTATACCAACACTTATGTAGGTGATAAGGTAAGGATTGCCTTAGCTCCTACTGCGGTTGCCCCTGTATATCAGACAGCGGGGTCTGTTGGGTCAGACCTAAGTTGCCTAGATCGGGTTGCCTTGATGCCTAATCAACCTGTTATGGTTGACACAGGTGTCTTTATTGCTTTACCTCAGGGTACAGCAGGACTGGTTTACCTTCGGTCATCCCTTGCTTTACAAGGCATTGTCCTGTGTAATGGCGTAGGTGTTATTGATCCTGACTACCGTGGTACCATCAAAATGTTACTTATGAATACCTGTGCTACAACAATCGTCTTTAACAAGGGTGATCGCCTAGCTCAATTGGTCATCACACCTGTTATCACCCCTCAGTTTACAGTAATGACAGAGTTAGACAACACAAATAGAGCTAGTGGTGGCTTTGGATCGACAGGTATATCATGAATACCTTTCAAGAGTTCATTGCCCTTAGTCGCTATAGTCGTTGGATGCCCGAACAGGGAAGACGAGAGACTTGGGAAGAGACTGTGGATAGGTGGTGGGATTACTTTACAACGAAAGCTCCTGCTCTTGCTGAGAGATCTGATATCAAGTATGCTATTTTAAACCTTGAAGTCCTCCCCAGTATGCGTGGTCTTATGACTGCGGGTCCTGCGTTGGACAAGGATAACACAGCCCTGTATAATTGTGCTTACATGGAAATCAATACACCATCCTCATTCAGTGAGTTGATGTATATCCTTATGTGTGGCACAGGAGTAGGATACACAGTTGAAGGACGATGCATCCATCAGTTACCTGTTGTACCTAATGTGATTACCAAAGATTGGGATAACGTTATCTATGTGGCTGACTCAAGGGAAGGTTGGTGTGACGCACTGCGTACACTGATCGACAATCTTTACAATGGTATTCACCCTAAGTGGGATGTCTCCCTTGTACGTGGATCGGGTGTTCGCCTCAAGACCTTTGGTGGTCGGGCAAGTGGACCTGCTCCCCTAGAAGAAGTGTTTCGATATGTAACACAAACTTTCTATAAGGCTAAGGGACGTAATCTTACGGCTCTTGAATGCCACGACATCTGTTGCAAGATTGCACAGTCTGTCATTGTGGGTGGTGTGCGACGATCAGCTATGATCTCGCTCAGCGACCTCAGTGACCGTGAGATGGCTACTTGCAAGTCAGGGGCATGGTGGGAAGCCTCCAGTCACAGATCGCTTGCAAACAACTCTGCGGTCTA